AGAAATGACTAAATACCAGCTTGATAAACTGGGGAATGGCTATTCCTTTTAGCCTCGGACTTTAGGAGTTTCATTGGCCAGGAACCGACGCACGCAGGTCAAGCTTGCGGAAGCACCCTCCTCCCTGCGCGAGATTGCCGAACTCCGTGACAATAACGCCGCCCTGCAAAACGGCCTGGAATACCTGCAGGAATCCCTGCGGGACGCGCTGCTGCGCATGGAGGACATCGGCTGGAAGCCGCTGGGCGAGGACTACAACGGCACCGAATACCCGCTGGAAGCGGCCAAAAGGAACTCCGTCACCACCCGCGCGCTGGTCACCATCAACCCGCTGGTCAAGCGCGGCATGAACGTCCGCACCGCCTACATCTGGGGCGCGGGCGTGGAGTTCAAGGGCATCGAGAACTACAGCGAGTTCGCGGAGTTCCCGGCCAATAAGAAGTGGCTGATGTCCCCGAAGGCACACGCCGAGATGGAGATGTGCCTGGGCACCGACGGGAACTTCATCCTGCTGCTGACCAAGCTGCCCAAGCCCCGCGTGCAGCGCATCCCGCTGCACCAGATCACCGGGACCATCAACAACCCGGACAACTTCGAGGAGATCTGGTTCTACCGGCGGGAGTGGGACTCCGTGCGCTCCTCGCAGACCGATGAGCGCACGGACGTCACCGAGCACAACACGGTGTACTACCCGGCCACCGACTACGACGCCGAGGTCTACGGCCGGCCTCGCCGCTGGCGGGGCAAGCCGGTGGACTGGTCCAGCGCCATCGCGGTGTCCAACCCCAACAAACAGAGCGGCTGGCGCTGGGGCGTGCCGGACGTGCTGTCCGTCATGTCGTGGGCGAAGGCACACAAGGAGTTCCTGGAGACCCAGGCCTCGCTGGTGAAGTCCTACGCCCGGTACGCCTTCAAGGTCACGGCCCCGGCGACCTCCACCGTCCGGGCGGCGGCGGCCAAGGTGGGCACTTCCCCCACGCTGGACCCGCACACGGGAGAGCCCAACCACGTAGGGGCCACGTTCCTGGCCTCGCAGGGGGCCACCATCTCCGCGATGGGCCGCACGGGCGGCTCGGTGGACTTCAAGGCCGGCATCCCGCTGGCCGGCTACGTCGCCGCCGGCCTGAACGTGCCGCTGAACGAGCTGACCGCCGACGCCGGGGAAGCCAACCGTGCCTCGGCCGAGACCCTGACCGGCACCAACGAGAAGATCTTCAAGGAACGCCAGGCCGAGCACAAGGCCTTCTTCGAGCAGGTCTTCACCTACTTCGGCATGGACATCGAGGTGAAGTTCGCCAAGATCACCGAGGAGGCCGTCTACCGGCAGATCCAGTCCATTGTGCAGGCCGCGGCGCTGAACGTGTTCTCCGCCGAGGAGGTCCGGGACATGCTCATCCACGCCTTCGACCTTGACCTGGACTCCGGTGTGCCCTCCGAGGAGCAGCTGGGCAACCTGATCCTGCAGATGACCAAACAGGCGGAGCAGGCCGAGAAGGACGCCGAGCTGAAGGCCAAGGCAGCCGCCGAGCAGCCGGACAACTACAACCCCTCAAACGGCGACAACTCATACCGCGCCGACGCCACCAGGGCCGGGCGCTCCGGCGCGAAAGTTTAGAAGGAGAGATCACCATGTCTGACGTATTTACCGACCTGATGCTTGCCCGCGCGATTGAGAAGCTCAAAGAGGAACTGGCCGCCGAACCTGGTGAGCCAGGGCCTCCGGGTCCGCCGGGTGAAGACGGAGCGGCAGGTCCGGCGGGCGCAGCAGCAGCCCCTGGTGCGGAACTGATCCCCAACCTTTATGCCCTGCTCAACCCTGGCCCTGTCTCCAACGGCTCCGTGGGGAATCCGGGGGACGTCAATCTGGTCCCCACGTACCTGTGGAAGTCTTTCACGTTCACAGACATCTGGACCTACTGCTCGACTGCTGCGGCAGGCTCGTCGCTTCAGCTCGGGTACTACACAATGGCCGCCAACGGGGTCATGACGTTGGGGGGAACCTTTGGCACGATCTCTACGGCCACGATAGGCGACAAAATCCTCGCCGGGGGATGGACGCTTCCGGCTGGCGTGCTCTGGCTTGCATGGCTCCCACTGGGTGGAAACCCTTTCATGAGGTGTACCAACTTCACCTCGCTGGGAATCCACGGTCCACTGACGTACTCCGGCGTGGCTTCCATTCTCCAAAACGACAACAAGGTCATGAGCGGCCCAACGAATCAATCGTCCCTGCCTGCCTCGTTTGTTCCCACGACAGGTGTGAATAACTCGAATCCAGCCCTCCGTTTCGCCGCTAAGAGGTCAGCAGCATGAGTCACCAGACATGGCGGGACGGGCTGCTGGTCCGCGAAGCCGACGACACTGCACGCACCGTCACCACATGGGATGCACAACGCGCCCCCAGCACCCGCCCCTACACTGACCAGGAGAACGCGGACGCAGATCAGCGTGCGCTTGGGCAGGTAGCGGAGACCAACGAGAGCAGCATCCGGGACAAGCTCCGACTGGCCCTTGAAACCAACAACGCCTACCTCGCAGTGGGGACTCCGACCGCTGCCCAGACCACCCAGCAGGTTAAGGCGCTCTCACGCACGGTCAACGGACTGATCCGTTTGGCGAACCATTCGCTTGAATCGGACACCTAGAGCGCCCTTTAGTATTTACTCTGGTGTCTCCAATTCTCTAAATACCAAACTGCTAAACTGGTAAACGAGGATTGGAGACACCTTTATGTCCGTGCAGCAAATTGTCGAGGCGGGGCGAATTGCGCCTGACCAGCTCACTGGTAAATCGTGGCGCATCAAGATCATTGAGGGCGACCGGCAGGGCTCCTCGGCCTGGTATCCGAAAGAGGCGCTGGACTCCGGCAAGGGCCTTTTCACCACGGGCATCCGGATTTACAAGAACCACCCCAGCGCCGAGGAAAAATTCTCCCGGCCGGAGCGCAGCGTTGACGACATTATCGGATACCTTTCCGAGAATGCGGAATACGACGGCAAGGATCTTTATGCCAAGGCGACATTCTTTCCGGAATACCAGGAGTTTGTGAAATCGCGCGCCGAGGCCGGGGTTATCGGAATGTCGATCCGGGCCGAAGGCGAAATGGCCGAAGGCGACAACGGCCCTGTGCTCGAACGCTTCACCGCCGTCCACTCCGTTGACGTGGTGACCACGCCCGGAGCCGGTGGCGGCTTCGACACCCTGCTCGAATCCGAGCGCAAGATTTCTGCTTCCGAGAGTGACGCAGAGTCCCATAAGAAAGAGGAACAAATGGAACTGCCCAAGGAACTGACTGCAGCCCTGGACGCTCTCGTGGAGTCCAGCAAGAAGAACGCCGAGGCCGTGGCCAGGCTGGTGGAGCGCGCCGACAAGGAAGACCAGGAGAAGGCGGATCTCGCTGAGGCCGCCCGCAAGGAGGCCGAGGACGCCGAGAAGGCCCCCGAGGTTGACCCGCTGGCCGTCGCCAAGCAGCTGGCCGAGTCGGGGCTGGCTCCCGCCGCTCAGGCCCGTGTGCTCGATTCCGTGAAGGGTGGTAAGGAGCTGGCCGAGGCCATCACTGCCGAAAAGGAGTATTCCAAGACCATTCTCGAAGAAGCCGGAAAGAATTTCTCCGGCCGCGAGGTCACGGATCTCCAGGAAGCCAAAAAGAGCATCGGCGCATCCATTTACGGGGACTAATCCCGGCATTCTTCCCAGCGTAGGCGCAAATACGAATACGCTATTATTGAATTAGTGACGTAGGACGTCCTACCTCTGAAAGGCTAATGGCAAATGGCTAAGAATTTTGTTTTCAAGGAAGCGGAATACCTTTCCCTTCCGGTACCCACGGGCACACGCGCGGGATCTCCTGTCCGCGTCGGTGTCCTGAATGCCGTTACCGTGACCGATGAAGGATCTGCCACGCAGACCATCGACGTCGGCTACGGCGTAACCCAGACCCAGCCCTCCGGCGGCATCGGCAACAAGCCCGGCTTCGCCTCCGCAGCGCTGAAGGGCTCGGCCATCCTGGACGTCACGGGCGTCACCGCCTACGGCACCCCGGTCTACATCAAGACCTCCGACAATTCCCTGCAGATTACTGCGGCGGCCGGCACCAAGCTGTTCGGTGCCGCTCTCGGTGCCAAGGGCGCGGCCAAAGGCCCTGTCAACGTCAAGATCCTCAACGGCGGCATTGTCGCTGACGGCGCGTAAGGAAGGCACAATGCGTATTCAGAATGTCCAGGAGGCGGGCAAGATTTTCGGTGCCGCCCTCGAAGGCGACCGCACCGCCCAGGGCCGGATCAAGGCCGTTGTGGACGGCACGGCGTACATCACCGAATCGTTCTCCAGCTCGGATCTGGCCGCCGCGTTCCAGATCGGCACCACCCAGAAACTGCAGCAGCAGTATGCCGAGCTGACCCCGACGTGGACGGACTTCGCCACCCGGCTGACGTTCACCGACTTCCGCCCGCAGTTCCTGCGCGAGCTGCTGTTCGATGAAGACGTCCAGCTGGATGAAAACGGCGGCGAAGAAACGATGCCCGGCTCGCTGCCGAACATCCCTGAAGGCACCGAGTACCCGATGTTCGGGTTCACGACCTCCGCGGCCGGCGTGGCGCTGTCCAAGAAAGGTGCCCGCTTCGGCTTCGGCTGGGAGATGGTCATCAACGACGAGTGGAACACCATCTCGCAGATCCCCGGTGAGCTGGTGCGTAAGGCCTCCAAGACCGAGGACACGCAGGCCTACGGCATCCTGGTCTCCAAGACCGGGCCGAATGCCACCACGTTCCGCACTGAGAACGGCAACCTGAACGCCAACGGCACGCTGTTCGA